AACGGTTCCGGGAACAAGTTTCGTTGCTTCCATCCAACTGGAAGAGGCGAACACGTTGACAATGTACATATTCGGATTGTTCGCGTTGAACGTTACCCACGTTTTACCGATAGCCTGATCGACTTCCGAAACGACGCCGGAAGTATCTTTACGATAGATGTTGATTTTGAGTGCAAGAAGTCCAGCGGTATAATCTGCGGCAAGTCCGGTTCCGGCATAATCAGTATCGGTCCATGTAACGGTTTTCGCGGCTTCATCGACTGCGGTAATGAAATGATATTCTGCGAATCCCGTTTTGAAGATATGAAGCACGTCTCCGACTGAAAAACCGACAACAGATGCAAGCGTCATCGTTCGGGCAGTCGCGCCAGTTCCAGTCGGAAGAGTCGTCACGTCCGATACGAACGCATCACCGCGAGTAATCTTGTATCCGGTCCTGTTTGCCGATACGCCATACTCATCTTCGGTCTGATACGCTGCGCTCAATTTGAGAGCGGCAAGAGGTGATGACTGGCTATCATTGATTGAAGCACTTGCGACAACTGCGCCTGTTCCAGGGTAAGACGCAACGTACAGTGTTCCGTCCTGCCCGCGAAGGTTCCCAAAAAATCCATTGATTGCGTCCCATCCATACGCGCCCGCATTCGTCTGAGCGCCAAGTACCTGCTGAGCTTCCTGAGTATTGCGGAAAGGGAACGCCTTGTTATATTTCCGGTCGCATTTTGCGACAAGCCCCGCGATACCAAAGTCGGCAGCGGTTACGGATTTCTCCGATTTAGTCGGGAGGTTATCCCCGTATACACCTAAACGCCTCATAGACTGGTCCTTTACGTCATCTCGACGTTAAGATATAGATTTCAACCGGTTAGATAATTGGTCGAAGTGAAAAGTATTTTGCAATCGCTGCAAAATCGCTGGAATCAAGTTCCACCTGAGTTAGACCCACACTGTCACCTTCGCGCCCGGCGGGTTCCCATCGTTTCCAAACTCCGCGAATCGGCCATTCGCGCATTGCATTCGCCATGTTTACGGCGTAAGCGGCGATACTGTCAGCACCGGATTCCCCCGGTTCTTCTTTAGCAGTTGCCATGTGTCCTCCCTCACCTCGACGTCAAACGTATACGACGCACGAGGAACTATATCATAATCTTCGACCGGTTCATTATCGATTGCCGGTTCTGACCATTCAAACCAAACTTTACGCCCGTTGACCCACGCTGTCGATGTTCCAAGAAAAGCTCTTGCAGCTCTTGCAGCGTCCGCTTGCAATTCAGGTGAACGGGCGACAATTTCTAATTGCACTTTCCATGTCTGAATCATTCCGTCACGTTTCTGATAAGTGCCGAGCGGGCCGACGCACTCATTTCTGATTTCTGCGCGCGAGTTTCTTGTCGCTGGCGTCGGGCTCGCGTACCACACCACAGTCCCGGGCAACGTCGCTTCCCTGTTATAGTAACCGACTTCGACCGGGCTTGTTATGTAGACTGTAGCATTGGTCGCGTCATTTAGCAAGGCGTTTCCGTCATACGTTGACATAAAAGATATTTGATTATCCTGGATGTTATCAACCTGATGCGTTTCGCCGTTGAAAAGTAAAACCATGTTACGCTCAAGGTAACTCCAATCAGTTTCTATCGTGACAACTTCGTCCCCTGCTTTCGCGTTCACTGTTCCCATTGCGCGATTTATTCCAATGCGCGTGCGTTCCTTTTCAATTCCGGTTTTAACTGCAGTGAGTATATCAGCCGGTAACGATTCTTTGACTGCGCGAAAATCTGACAAGATGAGGTAATCATCTTTTGAATGATTGACCACGATCTTTAATTTCGTAACAGCCGAATAACCGTCAATAGGAATTGAGGTATCAGTTAATTGCTTATATGTCGGAATACTAAAATCCTGCGCTGTTGCAACAGATATGGCATAAAGTGCGTCGCTATCGCGTTCAACTTGTCCGGACTCAAGGCGTAAACTCGCAATGTTGATAACGAGTTCCTGAAAAGCGGAAACGTCAACGGACGCGGGGAGCGTGAGCGTCGCAGTCTTTCCAGAACTACCGGACGGAATGCGGATAGCAATTGCCGACGTGTGATAGTTCGCAATATATTCATCGAAGTATTGAAGCTCTACCGTAAGGCCGGTATCAGCAGTCCAGCCGGTAAGTGAGTCAAGCGCTGATATAAGTAACTCACTCATTTTGCGCCTCTGCTTTCTTTGCGCGTTCAGTTATTTTCTTGATAAGCTCTTGCCGTCCTGTTGTCATGTACTGACTCACGGCTTGCTTAAACTCGATAGTAGGGTCATTTGCTTTTAACCGACGCAATAAAACGTCATATGATTTCTGCATTGCAGGGCGCGCGGGAATACGAAAGGTTTTACCGTTGCGCGTAATCGTTGCGCCATATTCATGGACAATGAAAAGTGCATTGAGCGGTAACTTCGATTCGTGATGCTTTCCTTTTATCATATGTACTGTGTATCCTCGTTTCGTTTTGAACTTCCGCATTCCTTTGATATACGTCTTTGAACCTTCAAGGCCAAGTCCGTACAAAGGAGAATCAGGATAACGATAGCCGAGACGTGCTTTCTTCGCGCGTGTATCCGGTTTCAGAGGTATGAGTGAAAAAGTGTTATTGATAAGGCCGTTTCTCCAGATTGCAATAAGGTCGTCCGCATCGCGTGAACGTTGCATATCGGCTACACCTTCCGCTATTTTGGGAATCTTTCTGATCCGTTGCCGTGTTGCGTTCCAGTTTGTTGAAAAGGTTATAGGCATTTGTCAATTCCTCTTCAAACCGAAAGTGATATAAACGGGAAACTTTCCGACTCTCATCGAGAGACCTTTGTCTGCAATCTTGAACTCTTGCCCGTCGATAATTACGGTATCTCTTATCATGTCGATAGCTGAAAAATCCTTTCCCAACGTATCGTCTGAAATATAACCGGCATCAATCCATGACTGAATAGGCGTATAAATGAGTACGTCAACTTCTGCGCGAACTCCGGCTTTTTCAAGTTTCCGTGCGTCTGGTTGCCGTTCGACAGGTAATGCCCACGTCTCGAATGTCGGCGTAATTGATTTCTTTTTTATCGTCCCGAGTGTATCACGTGATACGTCGCTTTCTTTACGCGGACGGAATGTAACGGGCGTTCCATATTGCATTGCCGCGTCAAGTGCATCCTGGCGGTATCCTTGCGCTTCGAGATAAACCGTGCAATCAGTTGATACGCCACTTGATCCCATGTTCACGATGCGCCGCCCGTCATGTACTTACGGACAAGCGCATTCGCAGTTAAGGCAAGGTCACGCCTGATGTGCGTATACTTTCCGTTCTCGCCATAGTCGCGAGATATTCCGGGTAATCCCTGATTTCCGCCGCCTGTTTTATTCGCAACGTGTGCAAGAACAACGTCAGCAGTTAAGCATTTTATTGCTTCGGCAACGTCGCCTGGACAATTTGCATAACCGTATTGATACGTGATTCTCAAATTGCGGTCTCCACGATAGAAAATCGGGATATAACTTGATTCGTTAAAATTGGCCTTAGCTTTCAAGATCCCTTCATCAGCGATAACCTGAATAGCCGTCGGCGTTAAATAGTAGAGATTGGTATCAACATTTGTATAGCTGATTTGTAAAAGTTGCACGATCGGACGGCGACGGAGAATCATAATAGAACTTCCGGTTCCATCGTAGAACTCTGTAACGGTAGAAAGTCCGTCGAAAGTCTGTCGAGTCTTTGAGGTGATCCACGGCATAATGCGATTCGTGATACGATCTTGTATCCATGCGTCAGAAACTACACAGAAGTATGAAACGAGAATAGCTCTAGCGGTACCGCTAAGGGCCGTAGGCACGTTCAACGTGATCTGTCCGTCACTGTCTACCACGTCAACCGATTTGATCGACGCAAGAGCCGGTATGCCTGTGCCAAATACGTTCATTCCTACGGTCAATTTTCTGGTATCGATATGCGTAATGATTGGAGAAGGTGATACCCACGTGCCGACAAGAGACTGATTATTTTGTGTATCCATTCCATAGCCTTCAAGTAAGGCGCGGATGTCGGACGGTTCGGGGATTCCTGCAGCGTTCAATTATTCCTCCCAAAAAAGAAGGTCTACAGTTATATCAGACGCCGCATCAGGCGTAATAGTGACAAGGTAATTTGTGTTCGGTTTCAAAATAGAGATTGCGTCGTTTTCAACATTTCGGGTTGTGCCATTTACTCCGAGTATTTGTGTGCTGATTATGGTTCCTGCGCTTGTAACGGTCGGAGCAGAAAAGCGCTTAAACGCCATAGTGTCGTCAGCGAAACTCCGGTTTCTATTTAACACGGGGCTTGCAGTTCCATCTGCGGAACAAACGGGATTCTCTGCTATGGTTATAGTTGTGCGAGTTGACGCGGTAATAAGAGCTTTGAAAAAAACAGGTTTTGATCCAACCTTCCACTGTGTAACTGACGGAGTTGCAAGGGCGGCTGCTGCTTTGGAAATGAAAAAAATCTTTCCCATCGTAATGAGGTGAGAAATAAAATCCATCGGAACGGAATAGCCGGAATCATTCGTTATCATCGTACACCTCGATTAAAAAAACGCCGTCCCGTCCTAATTCATGGAGGAGTGGGCCATGAATAGGCGGGCAGGACGGCAGGAAAGAAGGACTAAATCTTGCGAACCCAGAGAATAACCGTGCGAGCGGCGGCAGTTGCGCCACCTGCATCGACAAGGTTACACTTCGCGGCTGCATACGCGGTCGGGTTCGATTTCGGGTAGAACTTGTTCTGCGCAACGTCGATAGTTCCCGCGCGAGTCACTGCTTTCGCGGCGGCTGATATAATCGCGTCAGTCACGGCAGTCGTGTTGTTCTTTACCTGGACGGTAGAAGAAGTTACGGCGGTATCCGTGCGAACGGTGACGTCAAGAATCTCGAAGTCGAAGACGAGGGAAGGATCGGAGTCGATAGATGCGGGAACAATTGCACCGACGGTACCGGCAGGAAATGCCGTTACAATCTGAAACGTTCCGTAGTTGTCGAGTTCGCGAATACGTTCGCCAAGTCTCGCATTCTGATCGGCAGGCTGACACGCGCTAAGTGCGCTTGCTTCGCTTGCCAAAAACTTATTCATATAAATACCTCATTCATCCACCGCCATCCCTGACGGCATAATTCGGCGCGGACTGCTTCGACTTGCGTCTCTACTCGTCCGCTTATTACTTCAACCGATTCCCCCGCGATTTCCATCTTGCATTCAGGCTTGAAGCTATCAGTGCAATCAGGATGTTGTAGATAAAACCATGGCGCGTCTGCTTTCGGTTTTACTTTCGCAACTCGTGGAGGAGGTAACTCGGGAAGAGCTGGAACCTCTACGGGAAGCGATTCTACAACAGGCGCGGGAAGATCGAGCTTGCTTTTCAGCTTGCCCGATGATTCCACGTCCTTTCGCGAGAGGACTGCCACGGATTACGCGCGCCGGACGTTCTTGAGCATATAGGACGTTTTTTCGAACGAGTCGATCAGCGTTCCGTACGTTTTGATCATGAACGGATTGTTATCGTCCGTTTTGGCGAGCGGTTCCATGGTCACGAGTCCACCGAAACGAGAACCGGCAGAGTTCGTATACGCGAACTTACCAAGTCCCTGAATCTTGTCCAAGTCCCAGAGAATGACGGTTTCCGGAGTGATACCACCAGTTGCGACTACAGGAACGTCACTGCCCATTTTGGTAGTGACCGGCGCGGCAGCGGAGGGAATTGTCGAAACAAGTCCGGCAGGAGCGGACACCGTCGGGTTAATCGCGGTCGGAGTGGTCGAGAACGTCACGGTAGTAGTGCGGGCGTTCGGAGTACCGACAGCATCGTACTGGTTAGCCGGAATGATCGAAACAAGAGTTTCGGTTCCAGTCGTGAGGCTTGCGTAAATCTTGTACAGACGCGCATCAGGTACATCGGCCCACGAGAGGGTTACGACAGAAGATCCACCAGTCGGGGTGACAGTGCGCTCGGCGTCGGCAATCGATTCTCCGTTGAGTCCAACATAGGAAACCTGGAAGAAATACTGCTGTGCGGCAACGGTTCCACCGGAATCAGTTTTAGCTGCGGTAACGGTTCCCATCTGGACGTCATTACGCAGCGAGCTGGTAGTGATGATCGGGATATCGCGGTACGCCTGAAGTCTCCAGCCGCCGTCGATTTCGACCTGCGTCATGCCAGAACCGACAACGCCCTGATTGAGACGTACGTTAGTCAGAAGCCGTGAATACTTCGAGAGCATTTCCGGCGTCATGAGGAACGCTTTACGATGGTTAGCACCCTGAAGACGGATGTTTGCATCGATCATGTTATCGAGATCCGAAAGATCGGTCGGAACAGTACCGCCCTTAGTTCCGGCAAAACGGTTGGTCTGAATAAACGTATCGAGTCCAGGGAACATGTACGGGTCAGCCTGATCGTTTCCGTAGTGAATCTGGAACACGAGGTTGTAGGCATGCGCCTGAACGTGGTTTTCCATTTCAATGGAAAGGGCGTCCACGTAGCCTTTCGATGCGTCCATAAGAAAGTTAGTTACCGCGCCTTTCGCACGGGTAACTTTCAACACACGGCCAGTACGTTCGTAGGTACTCTGTCCGGTCGGAGTTACGGCACCTTCACCGATTGCACCCTGTCCAGACGGAAGAGTGAGCAAGCGATTGAACTCATGATACCGCATTGCGGCGTTGAAAGGATCGAGCACGGCAATTTCCGGCACGAGGCGAACGACGGTAGTGGTAATGAGTTTCTCAAGGTTCTGGGGAACAAGCGCCTGAGCTGAGCCAGCGGCGGCGGTCAGTGCTTTCTGAACAGTGGAGCTGATCGCTCCCTGCATATACGAAGCATTGGGGTTATTGATACCAGTCATAATACTAGTCCTTTACGTCTTCACGACGTTAAGATTGAAAAAATACGGGCCATACTGTCTCACGACATGAGGCACGATTAAATTACTTTACTGAAGATTCCACTTTGCGGCAAAAACGGGATCATTCGCAATGGCTTCAGAGAAACCGCGAATTGCTTCGCCGTTATCAGCTTCGGTTCTGTGGAATCCCTTTGCTACGGGAAGACCGGAATCACTCTGGCGATACACGCCGGAATCCTTGAGGGATTTCGTTACTGACGCGGCAATCACGTCAACCATGTTTCCACCGTTGAAAGGCGCGTTCGAGTTCTGCGATTTCTGAACAGTTGACTGAACAGGGGCAACACCGGACGCGGCCTGAAAACCGGAAAGCATTTCTCCGATAATCTGGCCCTGCTGGTTCATCTGAGCCTGCATGGACTTCATGACGGTAAGGATCGGCGTAAGGTCGGGACTCGCGGAAACAGCCATCGACTTCGCAACAGTCTTTTTCCCCATGAGGCTCATGAGTGCTTTCGCGACTTCATTGACGTTTTTCTCGTCGACTTCCGGAATCTCTTCCGTGCGTTTTTCTCCATCATCGCGGGCAGTTACTCCCTCGGTAGTTGAAGTTTCGAGAGACTTCGCGATAGTTGCAAACGCTTTCTTCACGTCGTCACTTTCCCACGGCGCCATACCCTTCTCTTTCGGTTCAGCTTTCGGCTGCATTACGCCCTGAGGCTGTGCGGGAGTAGTACCCTGCTCGCTGCCTTTCATAACGACGGGATTGTTGTCCGCGTCGTTGTCGGACGGGCCGCCCTGATTGTCAAGGTCGGGCTCCGCATGGGGGTTGCCGCCGGACTGGAGCTGGCTGATAAGGCCGGAGATGTTGGCGAGAATGGCACCTTCCTCGGGGGAGAGGTCTTTCTGTACGCTGGTTCCTGCGTTCATAGTTGGTTTCCTTTTTGGCTCTTCTTTACTTCAAGAAGTAACCTTAGATTAGATTCCAGGCCTGCGAGCGCGACACGCGTACGAGACTGGCTTTTTTGTACAGACTGGTCCGGAGTGACAACCTCGGTTTCGTTCTTGTACATTTGGGGATATTCGAGAATCAGGGAAACTGCAACTTTGGAATACTCTACAAAGAGATCATTTAGCTCGTTCTCGGGCTCGACTGAATCCGATACTATGCGCTTAATCTCAGAGTCAAGAGCGTCTTGAAGCTGGTAGTACTTCTGCCAGTATTCTTCACGCGCTCCCGCCGCCTGCATTTTCGATTCTAAAGAACTTTGTAAACTCTTGCGCACTGACCACGGAGGCACAATACCAAGAGCCTTATAAACAGGATGAGCAACGGATGCGGCATACGCGGGACGATTCACCAAAACAACGCCGTCAAGTTTCACGTCATCCATTTCGCGCCGGCCAGATTCATCGACGGACTTTATCCCGCCTTCCGGTATGTCGCCTTCAATCGAGAAACCGCGCTTCTTCGGATTCTTGTACGGAGGCAAGCCGTTTGCTTGTCTCCAAACTTTGTCAGCTTTCTCTAAAGTAGCGGATCCCATGTTGTCTGATTCATCGTACAGACGGAACGATACCCACCATTGACCCTCAGGCGTGATAGAAGCATCGACAAGAAGTCCGACGTCATCAACAAAATTAACGCCGTGCAAACCTTCATACAAAAGTATGTCACCGGCTTTCGCTTGCGCGATAAACGATTCAATACAGTGTTGCGTCATGCGTTCGCCGTGACCATCGACATAGATACCGCTTGCGATACCTTCGAGATAACGATGCTTAATGCCTCCGTTATCCGCTTTCTCTACGGCGAAATATCCAGAGTCGAACTTCTTTTGTATAAAATCGAATTGAATCCGCTTCTGTTCCATTTCGTTCACCTTAATGCCCTTTAGTGTAAGTTGTCAAGGGAGATATTCATAATTCACTTTTTGTAGAATCGCTTTGAACAGTTTCCGCGCTGATTATCTTTTCTGCTCTGGCTTTTAAGACTTCCACGACTATCGTCTCTATTGTGTTCGCTTCCAGAACTTCTTCTTTCGTTGCGTCTTCACGCCTCATGTTATCAATTTCGATACTGAACCGTCTGTCGCCTTTGTGTTCGACTGTAATAATTAACGCTGTCATCTTTCAACTCCTTGAATGATTCACTATATCACAGAATACGCGTAATATACACGCATTCGCATGAGCAACTTACTACCTGGTCTACCGGCGCGCTCGGATCATGCGGATGTTGCATCATCGTCGTACCCGTTACCATAAGCCCGCGTCCCTTTACCCATTGAGTACGAGGTACGGAAAAAACCGCATTGATCGGTTTCTCTACTCCGTCCAGAGCGGCGTGATTCTCGCGAGGATTCTTTGACAGACTCGGATGATGCACCCATCGTTTCACGATCTGTATTTTCCCTGCATTCTGTTCTTGCAGTCTCGTATTGAACGTGTGCTTTATATCGTCAATCGCTGAACGTACTTCCGTCGTCGATATCGCGTCAATGTTTGAAGGTATGCCCGTCGCCCCGGGTTTCGTATATCCTTCAAAGGTTCCTGCTATCTTCTCGCGGAACTGCGCAATAAGCTTCGGGTTTATCTGACCGCGTGATTCACCTTTCTTGTATTGCATTGAACCTTGACCGGTCTTGAGGAAGTCAGAAACGGATGAGCGCAAGTCTTTCGTGAGTTGGTCGCGCAATGTGTCAGTAAGTAATCTACCTTGTTCTTGCCCTTTGCGGATATAGACTGATCGTTTTGGCAATACCTCTTCGAGCGCGGGAATGGTTAACTGCTTCGTGGAACTACGCTTGACACGAGCGGCTACTCTAGAGAACTCGTCAACTTTTACACGCGCGACGGCACGCTGTATGTTTTCGTGACCGTTCGCAATTATGTCATTCATGACGCCTTGAAAATCGCCTGACTTTATTTGTTTAGAGTATGAACGCTTTAATCTATCCATGTGAACTTTAGACATTACAAACCGGCTTTCTTAAGTAAGG